CAATCCATTTCCGGATGTGGTCCGGAAACATAATTAGGATTTGTATAACTACACCCACTAGCTAAAAGATATTTACGCCGTGACATGTTTATGAAACCATTCTGCTATAATATTGTGTCCAGTGTCGTTTGGGTGTCCATCAACATCACTGATACGATGAATCTTATCTTCTCTGCGCATACCAACTCTAAGTACATCTTCCATTGCGGTACCTCCGAGTTGACATACAAACGGATACCCTAAAAAATCTTGTTTATAAGGATTTTTTTCTATGTACTTAAAGACTTCATGATTAACTATATGGTTCATAATCATTTCACTTTTTTCTGCTCCTATAGTCTCAACTTTAAGTGGATCAAGTATCTGTATGGCGTGAAATTTTATTTGTCTCAGAGCACAAAATTCTGAAAGCATTCTTATGTGCCTTAATGTATTATCTATAACGCACTTAAGAAAGTACTCATCTGGTTCTTCTATCTCAGTAAAATATTTTAATACTTTTTTTCCGTATCTCTTTTCAAAAGTATGTAATCCAGGAAATCTTCCGTCACCCATAGTTTGAGCAGTATAGAAGGCTATACTCGTGTCTATATGTTTTGTCTGAAGATCTATCCTGTACCAGTCAGAAATACCTAACACAACCCTGTCAACTTTCTTACCCATTATCTGATCAAAAATTTTTTTTACAGATCCCGGAACAGAGTTGCCATTATAACCAGTGTGAATTAGCTTTTGATGTTCAGAAAAGTTAAGTTTTTCTACCCATGAGTTCCATAATATTTTTTGAGATTCTTTGGAAATATTTTTGCGAGCTAGAAAAATCTTTCTAGGAGTACTCCAACTACAGCCTCCGGTAACAATCACTTCCATTTAAAAAACCTTAACCTTATATTTCTTTTCAAACTCTTTCGCGTCATCCCAATTATCAACCATTGGTTGTCCTTTTATATTTAGGCTTGTATTAAGTAACATAGGACACTTCGTTTGTTCATACCATTCTTCAAGTATTGGCCGTATGACAGACCCACAATCTTTTTTTACTACCTGAACTCTCGCAGTTCCGTCTACATGAGTTACAGAATCATGGTCATGTTTTGCTTTTGCTACAAACTGCATATATTCATTCATTGGTCCTTCAAAGTATTCGTCAGCAAATTCTTCCAAGATCGCAGGCGCAAAGGGTCGAAATTCCTGTCGTTGCTTAATTTTATTGACTGTGTCCTTAATGTCTCTTCTAGGGTCTGCAAGCAAACTTCTATTACCAAGAGCACGAGGCCCAAACTCAGCACAACCATGTGCAACACCGCAATAATTATAGTTGCGCAAGTAATTAACGATCTCTTTAACATTTATTTCTCTTTTGATATTAGTACCTAAGTATGGATCGATCCAATTTAATTTTTTGCCATAAGCTAGCGCTGCCGCACCAAGTGACGATCCACAATCACCTGGATTCGGCATTATCCATATATGTTTTCCTAGTTCTGCGACTTTAGTGTTTGCTACACAGTTTAAAGCAACACCACCCATCATTATTAGATTCTTGTGTTTACAATATTTTTTTACTAAGTTAATTATCCTGTCTTCTACTACAGCCTGAGCAGATGCTGCTAGGTCTTCTTTCTTGTAAATAGGTAAATTAAACTTGTCTATACCTTTATGACAGTTATGAAATTCCATAATGTTTTTCATATCTTTTACATAATTAGGTTCACCATAAGCAGCCATTCCCATTGTAATGTATTCATCTTCATTTGGCTTTAAACCTACAACTTGTGTGATAGCAGAATAAAATAATCCTATGGAGTAAGGGTACTTATAACTCCGTATCTTTTTCATCTTAGGTTTATCATTTTTCATCCATGCTTTCCAAATAGAAATAGTATCCCATTCTCCTATAGAATCAATAACAAGTATATTACACTCGTCAAAACTAGATGTGTAAAATCCGGCAGCAGCATGTGTCTGGTGATGATAAAAGGAAACATCATATTTGTGTCTATTAGGTTTCCATCCTTGTCCAGCGTATAATTGGCGTGTTCTTTTTAACCATGGCTTTTCGAAAAAAGCAATTTTATCGGCTTTTATATCCTTTTGCTTCTGGTGTAGCCATCTATCGTTTTTAATTCGCGAATATCTTTCTGCATGTGTGGCTGAAATAATTTGTCCATTTTGTATTAAACATGCTCCAGCGTCGTGAAATCCTTCACTTAAGCCTAATATCTTCATACAACTTCTCCGTGAAATGGTTTAGCAAACTCTTTAGTAGGTTTATATAATTTTTCCATATTACCATACTCATCATAGAAAGAAAATGAATCTTCTCCTTCGTCATATCGCGTAGACTTAACCCAAGCAAATCCTTCAGCGCCGTGTTCTAGCGCTAGATTTTCTATTTTCTGTAAGTAGTCTTGATTGTGTCTATGAATTACTGTGAAGCTTTTAGTGGCTCCGCCACCATTAGTAAATGCTTGCATATTTTCAAGTAATTTTTTAAGAGACGTTTTTCTTCTATATTTAGCGTGCATTTCTTGTGTGATACCTTCAAGCGCAAACCATACAGAAACACTTTTTCCTAATTTACCTAGATCGTACCACCACTCTTTACTTCTTATAGAACCATTGCTGAAAATAATTACCTCTGAATTATTATTGTTATCTAGTATATATTTAGTCATTTTAACTAAGTCTTTATTCATAGCAGGATCTCCAAAAGTTCCACAGAACTCCCACCTTCTAGTTCTCTCAATCATTTCTTTATTGTATACTGATTTGAACTCATCTATAGACCACTGTATGAGAGGAAGCCAGTTAACCTTTCCTAATCCAGGTTTTAGTCTCTCTGTTCTATGACACGCAGGACATGCTGCATTACAAAAGGTTGATATGTCTAGCCATATGTCTAGTATACCTTTTTCATATACTTCTTTGTATGATGTCATATTTCAACTTTTACAACCTTATATTTAAATTTTTCTTTTTTATAAATTTTAAGTCGTTCTTCTGCGTGAAGAAGTGTATAGTTCTTCTTTGATTTGTGCTGAAGATTATCAGCTACATCATATAGTTTGGTAGTTTTATCATCTTCTGTCTTTCTGAGTCCTCGGCCAATCGATTGTAGTACTCGTATCTGGCTTTTACTAGGCGATGCAAAGATAATGTTGTGCAAATTACGAATATTAATACCAGTACTGAAAGTCCCAAGACTTGCAACAATGATAGCATTTTTCTGTCCTTCTGTTATTTTTCTTATTGCTTCTCTGTCTGATGTTTCTGTAGCACCACTTACAAAGAATATCTTTCTATTTTCTTCTGCCTTATTATTTATTAGATTATATAGTGGCTTTCCGTGTTTTTCTACAAATTGAAAAAGCACGAGCGTATTACCGTCTTGATCAAGTGCTAGATTTCTTATGAACCTATTTCTAGCTTCATGTTGTATAATAAGATCTACCTCATCTTGATATTTTAATCCGGTTGCCATTTTTCTAATATCTGCATCATAATTTAACTGCAACATAAAAATATCTAGATCAGCAAGTGTATTCTTTTCTTGAAGATCTTTAGTAGTAGTTACTTTCATAACCTTTCCAAACAAACCTTCTAGAACTAATTGGTGAGTTTGTGTACCGTCTAATGTACCTGTTGTTCCATATCTATATTCAGCAAGTCTAGATTTATTCATAATATTTGTTAAAGACTTAGATTTAAAACCATGACACTCATCACCAAAAACAATACCAAATTGTTCGAACCATACATAATGAAGCTTATATATTGATTGCCACGTACTAATAAAGATTCTTTCTGATATATTAGTTTTAGGTTTTCCTGAATATATTACATGACACTCGTCTTTAGCGTTCCATGAATGATCATTTGATGAGTAGTCTTGAAAGTCACCAAACATTTGCTCAACAAGAGAAGTAGTCGGCACAATAATAAGAACCTTTTCTTCAAATTTTTCTAAGTACCATCTCATTAGAACATATATAATGAGAGATTTACCAGATCCAGTAGGAGAAAGTAGGACTGCTCTTTTTCTTTTTATACTTTCACATATAGAATTGAACTGATAGTCTCTTATTTCTATAGGTTGTCCTCCATTATGAAGATCTAAACTTTTTATAAAGTCCATAACCTCTTTAGGATCTACTTCATTAAAAGACTCTGGAGGACCATAGTCACTATCTTCATATTCTATCTCATATTTTCTTTTCTTAGCAAAATCTTTTACGTATGGAAGTAATCCGCACGGTAGTTCTTTACTTTGTGCATTGAACAAACGCACCTTTCCGTCCCAGACTCTATTTCTGTAGAGAGGCATAAACTTATATCCGGGAACAAAGAATGAAAAGAAGTCACTTAATTCTGCAGCAACTCCGTGATCACAACCTATAGACATATTACTATGGTTGTTTTTCTGTAAAATTATTTTATCCACCTGACTCAAATTGCTTCCATTTTATAATATTACCAATTGTTTGATGACGCCATCTAATAGTGTCTACAATTTCTTGTAGAGTTTCAACGATAGTTTTAAAGTACGCAACTTTTTCTTCACTCTTCTGTATATCTATATCTGAATCATAGTAATAATTCATGTCTGTTTTCATGACCTTCAATCCATCAAAAGGATCAAAAGGCCAGCCTTTTGCCTCTATTTCATCATGACTCATTTTACCATTGTAGTACAGCCATTTACTTTTTAATAAAGTTTTTTGTGCGAGTTGTTCTCTTTTTAGTTGAAGTTTTGCAAGAGATAGTTGTTTTAAATACTTGGCATGCAGCTTAGCAGTATCTACTGAAGATCTTGCAAGATCTAAACTATCTACTTTTCCGTCTTCTTCCCAACTTGTTAAGATTTCTTCTAGATTCATAATATACTCCTATATATCGACATGTGTATTTGAGAACGTAGGTTTCTTACCAATTTCTGGTAATCTTTTCATAAGTTCTTCGATTCCTTCCATATCTTTATAATTTTTCCTATATACTATTATACCATAGTTTAGCAGTTTTGTAAAATCCCAAAGTGCATAATATAGGTATCTAAACGTAATATGTAATATAGATGGATCGGATACTGAGAATATATCCTCAGTAGACACTGAAGCATACCTACAACTACATCTTTTCATGTACGCCCATAACTTTATGTTTACGTCTCTAGTATACTTTTCATTCTTTAGAAGTTTATCTACATCAACCGGAGCATTTTTATTAGTATGATACCAAAAAGATAAGAGTCTATCGTAGCTATTCCTTCTATACAGCAATATAGTACTGTAATGAAAGTAATTTAAACACTCTAGTATCTCTTCGCATAACTCCCATGGAACTTCTTCAGGCATAACTCTCATAACAACTCTATAAGACATTATTGTTCGAATAGCTAATCTAAAACGTTCAATGTCTTTATCCTCTTCATATTGTTTTAAAACATCATAGAAGATTCCTACTTCTTTATCAAACAAATGATTCTGGTCTTCTGAATCTCGATTAATATGATAACCCATATTCTCTATATTTGTATAAACTTCTTCCCATTCACACCCTAGCCTGCAATTAAAGTTTGCAGACTCATTAACTGGTTCTTTTTCTTTTATTGAACCACCTGAAAAGAAGTGCATAAGACTCTTTGAACCAGTTTTTCTATTTCCAAAAATAACTAGTGCTCTATACGATTTTACTTGTGGGGTTAATTCTGCGTGACGACCTCTGATAGGTCCTTTCTCAAGCGGCACATCTCTAATATTCATTATAATCCTACGTTATCTCAAAAAAATCAATCTTAAATGTTACTGGAAAAGTTATAACTTCAGTGTCTCCTACAGTTGCATCAAATGTAATAGCTCCAACACTTGTAGGTACACAATTTATATATTTAATTGTTTTACTTTTATTATTGTGACTGTTAAACGCAACAACTGTTATGTCAGATTCTATAAAAGTATTGGCTGTATAATCACTTCTTTCTTGTGTGAGCGACTGAAGCCACGAATTAAATTCACTATAAGATTTCCACTCTTCATCTAGCAATATATCCATTTGTAACTCATCGAAATTCAAAGTATCACCAGGAATAGATATTGTGGTGAGTCTAGAAACAGGTACTTGCGCACCACTCACAGCTATTCCAGGGTGAATTAATCTCTGAGCATAGTATTGTAGTGAAGCAAATCTTTGTTTATCTATAGTTACTGCAAACTGAGAAGCTTGAAAAAAATTATAATCGTTGTAGTCAATTGTCATTATTTAAACCTCTTCATCTCTTTATATAAGTCTATTTATACATAAAAAAAGGGGTCCCGAAAGACCCCTTGAAGTTGAGTAGTTACTACTCTTCTTATGCGAGGATGTTATCCACTCTGAAGATTCTGTAGTATTGGTTAGATTTAGCAGCAGCTAGACCGTCAGCAGGTGTAGCACCTACGAATGGGTTTGATACCATTCCGTATCGAGTCTTGAAGCCGATTTTTGGTTGGAATGTGGCTTCCGCTACTGCTCGTACCATTGTTAATGGAACGTATGGGCAATAGAAGATACCGGCGTCATATGCATTGGTTCCCTTATAACCAACAGTTACATAGTCAACTGTTGCATATGGGTCAATGTATACTCTTGTTCGACCATTAAGAACACCTGCGAAAGTATTTCCTGTGTCGTCTACATTTAATGCAGTTGACATCGCTGGTGCATAGTCGAGCATTCCTGTTGCAGACAATGCAGATGCTACATCAGATGATGTAATGATAAAGTTACCTCTACCTCTACGTGTCTGTTTTGCGATTGTGTTGGCTTCACGGTCAATTTGTACCATTAGGCCTTTGAATTTTTCAACTGACCATCTACCATCGGCATCTGATGTTAAGTTGAAGATACCGTTGATTGCAGTGTTACCAGTTGCCGCACCAGTTTTAGCTTGGCTGTTGATTGTTCTGATAACTTCTCTGTTGATTTCAGCAAGGATTTCAGCAGAAAGAATATTTGATAATTCCTGCTCAGCATCAAGACCGTGAATCGCTTTTAAGTCTTGTGCAAGTTCCAAGCTGTATTCAGCTTTAAGCGCTCTTGACTTTGCAGTCACGGTCGCTTTTTCAATGGTGAAACCCATTTCGTTAAACGTAGAAGCACTGGCTCCTAAGGCTTCAGCATCAGCTGTTGGCATACCACCTGGATTGTGGTTAGTTACACGATCTGAATCGATTGAGTTCGGATCGTTGGCATTTGAAATACCAGAAAGACCTGATGGTCCATTGGATCCCATTGATGCACTTGAGTCACCAGAGAAAGCAGCATCTGCTTCGTTGAAGAGAGCTTCAGTTGAGGATGTTTGTCCTTTTCCGAAACGCGACTTCATTGCGAAGATCAGACCTGTTGGTCCTGTCATTGGTTGCACACCGCAGACATCGTATGCCATCATGTTTGGCATTGCTCGTCTTACGAGTGAGATTAGAACTGGATCCCATCTGTCGATGGAAGCAGTAGAGTTACTAGGCACAGCCTCATTGATCTGCTGACGCTGTTCTTGAAGTGCAGCTTCCTGGTTTTCTAGAACAACAGCTGTAACAGCTTTTCTATAAGAATCTTTGATTTCACCCGCAGATTCTTCGTTGAGTACTGGGGCCCACTTTTCAGTAAGATTTTTGTAATAATTTGACATTACTTTTGTCCCCTATTAAGATTGGTTTCTGATTGCGGTAAGGTATTTTTCCATGACGGATGATACTTCCACTGCTGTTTCATCGCCTGACTCTTCAGTCACTTCATCTACTTTTTCGGCTGCGGCTTCTACTGCTTCAACAGCTTTTTCCGCATTCTCAGCAAAATAAGTTTCTTTGAGCGTGGCAATTTTTTGTGCAAAAGTTTCTTCATCATTGAAGTCAACACCTTCTGCGAGTTTTTCAAGCTTCTCTTTTTGAGTTTCAGCTAGATCTTTTGAGGCTTCACGGAGAACCATGGTACGCTTCATCTGATTTGCTTCTTCTCTCATGCTGAGAGCTTCTTCGGTTTTTTTGTTAACCTCATCTTCAAGTGTTTCCACTTGATCAACGAGATCGTCGACTAGGTCAACTTTGGATTCTGGAACCTGAATATAAGACTCTTTGAACAACTCTTTCAAGTTATTCATAAATGTCTCAGCAATTTCAGTTCTTAGACCTTTCTCAACGGCCAGTCTATTTTCTTCCATCCAAGTTTCAACTACGTAGTTCAAGTAGCTATCGATTTTGTCTACTAGACCATCTCTGGCTTCGTTAAGACCTTCTTCGATTTCTGTCTTGTACTGCTCTTCCAAGCCTTCCACACGCTCTGCAAGTTCAGCTTCAATTTCAGCTTCTTTTGCTTTCACTGCTTCGTTGACTTTGGAGTTTACAGCAGCTTCAAAGATTACTGCAGCTTTTTCCTTGAATCCTTCAGTAAGACCATCTTCGTTCTGAATAAGAACGTTTAGA